ATGCCAGATGAGGTATTGGGATTTCTTGTTAAATCTCTACATTTTCATACGCCATATTATTTTTTGTTAATGTTTTTATTGTTACCTTATAAGATTGCTCCTTATGTGATGATACCTTTGGTGTTATGTTTGATAGCATTTTTTTATTTTGATGGTTGTTTTCTTACAATAATAGAGTATAGATTGATGGGTCAGGATATAAATATAATTGATCCGTATATATATTGGATGGGTGATGTGCCTACACCTAAGAATAGATTTTATTATACATTAGGTGTTACGAGTGTATATTTTTCTTTGGTTGGATTATTGATGATAATACGGAAATGGAATAAATGGTAGTTTGTTATAAAGCTAATAATATTTTGTGAATAAAACCGAATATAAAATTGAAATTATGTATTAATATGATTTGTAATTAAAAATGGTGAAGACACACGTAAAAGATGTATATTTGTATTCGAATGATAAGAGTGGTTGGAAGGAGGTTAATATGTCGGGTATGAATGGTGAGTGTTGGATACGAAAATATAAAGAATTAGATATGTGTTCTATGGTTCCGGATATTAGGGTATTATCATATAATAATATTATTAATGGTTATACTGTTCGTTGGCCGGTAGGAGATTCTTATACAGGTGTTACATGTTGTAGTTGGTTTGATGACGAAGACGCGGCAAGACATTTTATGGTAAAAAAGATGTTATGTTGTGTTTAAGTTGATAAAAAAACAAGTAATGCTTTATTTTTTATTTTTTATTTTTTATTTTTTATTTTTTATTTTTTTAAACGCCGATTGGTTCTTGGAAATCTTCATTTTCTGTGCGTTTTCTTTTCAAAGGAGCACCGGGACATTGTTTATTTGTTGGTGAGGTAGGAGGTGTAGAATAATTGTATTGTTGTCCATTACGGTTTGTCCAAGTAGCATGATATTCTCCGTTGGGTCCAATGACCCAATTCCATACCCAGTTGAAATCATCGTCACCTGAATCACCAGAACCTTGTCCTGTAGTTGATGATGCTGTATTAGGAATGATAGGTATTGGGAACCATATGGTGTCAGGGTGATACGTGTCGTTTGGATTTTGAATTTGATTTTCTATGTGTGAAAATTCGTTGCGCATTTCTCTTTCGATGTCTATGTGCATTTGAACATCTAAATCATTTTTAAGTTTTTTATTTTTTCTTAGAATGGAGCAGTAACGGATAGTGTGTCCTGGTTTATGACAGTAGTTGCATTTTTGAGATAATAGAAGAGGGCATACGACTTTACTTCCTGGTGCTGGATTTTCTCTTGTATAATGAGAAGTATAAATACTTTTAGGTTTTCCAGCGTCGAAGCATACTTTACAGAAAGGTGTTAGGTTGATGCGTGTTCTTGGTTTGGAGAATCTTGATTGCATGTTGGTTGCTTAAGCGAAAGTAATTATAATTACGTGAATTTATTTAAACTACTAAATAAGTAGTTTAGATTTCAATTTTGCAGAAATGGTTAAAATAATGTTGTAAAGTTGTTACTAAATTAATAATATTAAAATATTATATTAATATTATTTGAGATGATTAGACTGTGTTTAAGCACATGGTATATACGACACGATATACGTGATGAACGAGAGCTACTTGAATAAGAACAAGGATGGCAGCGACGGTTGCGCCTCTTGTTTTTGTGAAAACGCTTCCTACTACACCGATGACGGCAAATATGACGATGATCAAAGAAAGAACAAGAACAAGGTAAAGAACATCACAGTGTTTTTTTCCAGCTACGGGTGAGAGAGGATTGAAGAAATTATTTGAAATAAGAGTATCCATATAATATAGGTAAAGACAAAAAAGGTTATATATTATTAAATTTTTAATTAAATTGTATAATGACTAAAACTAATTTATGATAGAACTTTAATTTGTTGAGCAAGATTTTCTGTGAATGAGTTGCATATGAAGTCATCCATAAGGTTGTGTAGTTTGTTTATTTTACTGTCTTTTTGGCTACAATTTTTGAGAGTTTCTCTCATGTAGTCCATTAGTTTTAAATAAGGAACGTTGTTGTATCCATTTTCTTGGATATAATTTTCGTAGTTGGTATGAATAAGTTGATATCTTTTTTGGATAGCAGATGATGTTCTATATAATTTTCTGTCTTCTCTCCAGAATTTGTCCATGACTTTGTCTGCTGCGTCAGTTACTTGTAATATTGTTTTTTTGACACTTGTGCAGAATGCGGGTGCGAAAGTGGCTCTACACATAGGGCAGTGGTTTCCATTTTGTGCTTTTGTGAAGTTGGTGAATATACATTTGGAGCAAAATTTGTGACCGCATTTTGTTACAACGAAATCATTTTTTTTGATATTTTTGAGGCATATTGGGCATTCTTCTTTGGGTGTATTATCAACCGTTTTTTTAATATTTTTTTTTGGTATAGGTGTTGATAGATTATGATATGAACCAATAGGTAGGCAGAACATGGTAGGATTAGTATGTGTGCTTGCTTCAGGCATTTTGAATATATTTTAGATATATTGAATGGTTGTTTGTTTAAACTACAAAATTGGTTTGATAAAAGTCAATTTTGATATTGATTGTAAGTTACGTCGGTGAAATCAAAAATATATCTGGACCAAACATTTATTATAGTAAATGGTAATAAATGTTTAAATTAATTATAAATATTTTAATCGACGTCAGCTATCATAGGAAATATGGTGAATTCATTTATTATTTCACTTGCTACTTTGTGATTGTAAAAATGTTCATCAACATTTATAAATTTGTTGAGTTCTCCATCTTTATAATGTTCTAAGAAATATTTAATTTTGCTTGTGTATAGGTTTGGTAATGAGTTGAGTGAGTAGTAGCATGAGAATTCGGGGTCTTTTGTTAGGACAGATATTAATTTATGGTCAAGACCTTTTTCATCGTATGTTTTTATTCCACCTAGAACTCTTACGTTTGCGGTTGTTCCTGGAAAGAGTGCGTGATTACATAGAATGAATATATCTAGTGGGTCATTATCCGGAGACATAGTATTTGGTATGAAACCATAGTTCCATGGAAATGCGTTAGAATTATGTAATATTCTGTCAAGACGTATTCCTCCTATGACTGGGTCAAATTCATATTTTATTTGTGAATGAGTTGGTACTTCTATAACTACATCGCATGTGATGGGCGTTGTTTCAACTGAATTCATTAATATAAAATATATTTTGTTAAAAAATGTTATTTTTTACGAGATATTTAAATATTATATATTTTCTTCAATAACTTTTTCAACAATTTCATCAACATGTTCCTTAAGATCCTCATGTTCCTTTACTTCTTGAGTTATTTCTTTTTCGGGGATTGTTGATATATCTGGACTGATGTCTTGTTCTACTTCGAGTGGGACGTTGTCTGGTTCTGATTGAAGAGATTCTGTATCATTAAAGAATGCGTTTACGCTGTCGGGATCCTCAAGTATGATGGAGTCAGTTTCATTTTCTTCTTTAATTTCTTCACAATCACTTAATTTTTCATCATGACTTAAATTTTCAACATTATCAGTATTATTTTCGTTACAGCATTTGCTGTCTTCTGTGCAGCAAATATTATCTTCATCGCAACATTCTTTTGTTTCACAGCATTCATTAGATTCGCAACATTTTTCATCATGACTTAAATTTTCAATATTATCAGTATTATTTTCGTTACAGCATTTGCTGTCTTCTGTGCAGCAAATATTATCTTCATCACAGCATTCTTTTGTTTCACAGCATTCATTAGATTCACAACATTTTTCATCATCACTTAAATTTTCAATATTATCAGTATTATTTTCATCGACAAAGTGTTTATATCTTTCTTGAGAAAGTTCATAATTACAAGTTAAATAGCGTGTGTTTCCGTCGTGAGTTTTGGATTCTTTTACAGGAGATAGAGTATTTATAATATTTCTTGGTTCAAATATATCAGATTTTGAGTCTGGATGTGGTGTTACAGGTCTATCAGTTTGACAGGACGAATTAGAATTTTCTTTTTCATATTGTTCATCATCAATATCATTATTTGTGTTACACCGGCATATTAATTGATACAACGCAGATAAAAAAGATCCCATTTTATACATATAATGGGGAAAATAACTTTAATTAGGTTTGGTAATAGAATAAAAAAATCTGGGTATTGTTCTGTTAATATTTTTTTCACGAGGTGCTGGTGGTGGTTTTGAATAAGGGGATATATTATTGTTAAAAGTATTATTTATAAAGTTGATATCTAATGTTAGTTTTAGAATATTAGGATATGAATTTTCATGTAATTCAATATTATTTTCCATATATACTAAATGTATAAAAACGCTTAGGTAATAATTATAAATGAAAGTATATTAAAATGGGTGGAAACAAAGAGGAAGAACAGTATTTGAATATGACAAGGCGAGTAATTGATGAAGGAAGTTTGGAGAAAGGTCGTAATGGTAATACTATATGTTTATATGGAGAGAAGATGGAATTTTCTCTTGATGGTAATATTCTTCCGTTGTTGACATCAAAGAAGGTAGCGTGGCGTACGTGTTTGCGAGAGCTTCTTTGGTTTATAAGTGGAAGTACAAGTAATCATGAATTACAAGAAAAGAAGGTAAGAATTTGGGATGGTAATAGTACTCGTGAGTTTTTAGATTCTCGAAATTTGCATCATTTAGAAGAGGGTGATTTGGGTCCAGTATATGGTCATCAGTGGCGTCATTTTAATGCTCCATATACAAGACATGATGCGGATTATAGAGGTAAAGGTATAGATCAGTTGGCAACGGTTATAGACCAGTTGAAGAATGATCGTCAGTCGAGAAGGATAATATTAAGTGCGTGGAATCCAGTACAGTTGGATGAGATGGCACTTCCTCCGTGTCATGCGTTTGTTCAATTTCATGTAGTAAATGATAGTAAACTAATATGTTGTCTTTATCAGCGTAGTGGTGATGTTGGATTGGGTGTTCCATTTAATATAGCGAGTTATTCGTTTCTTACACATATGTTAGCACATCATACGGGTTTGAAGGCACATAAGTTTATACATTTTATAGGTAATGCTCATGTATATGAGAGTCATGTAGAAGCTCTTAAAGAGCAGTTGAATAATGAAACATTTAGTTTTCCAACGGTAAGGATGGTTTGTCCGGTTCGTGATAAAATAGAAGATTATGTGGAGGAGGATTTTGTAGTGGAAGGTTATAAGAGTGGTAAGGTAGTAAAGATGGACATGGTAGCATAATATGGGTTTAATTAATAAAATAACTATAAATATTTTATTAATAATAGATTATATTTTTAGTTAGCTCCAAAAACATGTATGCCTGATATGATGATAGCTGTTCCTATAAGTTGTCTTAGAGTTATAACTTCTTTAAAGAATAGTAATCCAGCAGCGAATAGTGCTAATGTTTCTACGCCAGCCATAACAACACGTATGTTTCCTAATGGTTTATTAGAAGATATGCTTCTAATCCAGAAGAAATTTCCAATAAAGAAAAGTATTCCTGCTATTACAGCGCTTATTAGTTGTGTGTTCATGTTAGGATTAATGAATAGTTTTGAATTTGTAGATTGGTTGAATAATAGAAATAATGCTGCTGTAATACCCATAGATAGACTAAATATGATAGCTACAGAGGTATAGTCTGTATTATTATTAAATGATTTTCGCAAAAGAATTTGTCCAAGAACGAAGAATATGACAGAAATATAGATGCTGATCATCCATGGGGCAATAATATTTGTTGGTAATAAAGATAGTAATTTGTTCATATAATATATTATAATATTTATTATATGATTAAGTTTGATTAATTATAATTTCCTGAATTTTCAAATGTTCATTATGTTGTTCGTTATCATTTTCTTTCCAATTATTATTTATTTGTAATGTATATCCCATATGAGTGTAGAATTGAGCTTGAACTAAGAATCTCCATCGTAATAAAATGCACGATGGTTCGGGTATATTTTGAGTAAATAGTTCAATTTGAAAATTATTTTCATCTATATTAGAAAGTTCATTTATGGGTATATTTATTTGATATTGTGAGTTCATGTATATATAAAGGTGAGAAATGTTGTTATATAATAATTAAATTGTTACTAAAATTAATTAGTTCCTCCGGTAGAACCAAAACCTCCTTGACCTCTTTCGGTGGTTCCGAGGTCATCGACTGAGTCAACGACTTGAACATGAATGCGTGTTAGGTCTGGTGCGCATATTTGAAGAAGTCTTGCGCCTGAGTTGATATTATAAAGAGGGGTATCATTTTTTTTATCAAATAACGCGCATAGGTTTCCTCTGTATCCTGTGTCTATAATTCCGACTGAGTTAGCAAGTCTTAGAGGTGTTTTATATATGCTTGAACGAGGATAAACATAGTAAGGCATAGGAGAACCGGTTACAGAATCAAATGCGGCGGCGCGTATTTGAAGATCATATTTGATTATATGTTCTTCGTTGCTTATGGAGTAAGATGTAGGATTAAATAGATCGAAACCAGAGTCAAAGAATGGAGATAGTATAGATTTGTTGTGTTTATTTGCGTGTTCTTGATAAGTAATTTTTAGGTCAGGAGAGTCACAAATATATAATTTAAGTAGCATATGTTTTTGTAATGGTGCGTTTAGTGGGTCAGTATGATTAGGAGTGAAATTTCGTATAGATGAAATATTTTCCATTAATAATATTGTAAAGAAAAAACGTTTAAGTTTATATTAAATATTAAATGATTAAAAGATTAAATAAATGTATTTAGTTGACTAAGAATGTTACTATATGAATGATGACGTCACTACAAAGAGGTGTAACTTCATCGATAATAGAAACATAAGTCTTAACAAGTCGTTCTATTGCTTTAGTTTTTTTTACTCCACCGTAACCGCCTATAGATTTTACTAATTTATTTTTTGTTGGGTGGTCTATGAGTTGATTTGGATATAATTGTTGATAAAATTTGAATTTACGAATTTGTCCTAATATATCAACGAATTTACTTAACCGGTTATGATCTGTGTCAAAATAATTGTTTCTAATTGTACTTGTTTCAACGACACATTTTGTACGGTGATGAATATTTTTAATTTTTCTATATTTTGATTGAGCGGTTTTAAATTTGTATTCGCCGCATGGGTCATCGTCGAAATCTTCCCTTTTAGGTGGTGTTGGAATAGGAGGGTTTTTATTAATAACTGGGTGGTATTTTTCGAATGTATTTTTACTGTACACCCGCATTTGTCGTGTATATTTTAAGTCTGTGTAAATTCCAGAATGATTTTGATTAAGTTGTGTGATAAAGTTTGGTTGAAGAGGTTCATTTTTTTCTGTGTAACGATGAATATCTCTACACGTAGTAAGGTCATCGTCAAAATAACGAGAGTTATGATAGAATATATTAGGGAATGCGGTTAAAATGAGTTGATGGTTGTTGATGGTGTTTAAATCTTCCGGATACGCTTTCATATGGAAGTCTAAAACGCTTTTTTGAGAAAAATAATTTTCATTAAATTGTTTTCTGTCGCTTTGTAAATCGGTAAAAGTTGAGTAATCACTTTTAAAATGAGGAAAATTTTTTATTTTTTGTGTATTTTTTTGTGTATTTTTTTTAGATTTGAAATCCAACGTAATTTCTGTACATGTTCTCTTGTTGTGACCGTTATGTTTGCAGATTGAACAAGGCATATTTGTTTTATGTTATGTGTATGTGTGTTTGAAAGAACTTTATATAGTTTTTTTTTCAATTTTGCAAAATAAACTATATAAGTGTAGTTATGAATATGTAAAAAAAGTAGAAATAAAATTCTTAACTTTTTAAAATAATTAAAATACTACTGGATATTTGGTGAGATAATGTTGTTGTTGATATGTCTAATTTCAAAGTCATTTTTTTGTTCGTTAGTTAATGAGTTATACATGATATTAAAGTCGTTGATAGGTTCATCGAGTTCAGTAATATCGTCGAGTATTTCTTGAGATAAATGATATTTATTGGGTTCTTGTTTGCCTATGGTTATTAATGCGTAAGTGACGTTTCTTCGAATACAGTGTTCCCTGAATGCGAGAAGTTCATTCTCTGTGACGGTGTTCCATTTTATTACTGAGAAACCTCCGATGGTTTCGAGAGTATTTTTTTTGTCATAATATATTTCGCATATATGTATGAAAAATTCTTCGTCAAAATTGTCAGGTGTGGTGTTTATATCTTTTAAAACGGTGAGTAGCTGAGAGCATCGAATCATGTGCCATAGGTCTTTGATAACATCTTTGCGTATATTATGTTTTGGGTTGGTCATTATATGTGTGTATGTGTTTGAAACAATATGTTGGTGTATATTTTTGTCAGTGTTGCAGAATTTGAATGTTTGTAAAAATAATTATTTTTAAGTGAGTAGTTCTATAATGGATTTTATTGCACGCGATGATATTTTTCTTGGTTTTCCATCGGTTCCATTTATTTTAAAAGTGTCAAGTATGTTTGGGTCTTCTTTGATAGCATCAATAAGAAGAGGTATATTAATATATTTTTCCATTAGTGCTGTTGCTATGCTTGAGCTTACATAAGGAAGTTGTTGAAGCATTATGATCCAAGAGTTTTCTTTGCATACATTAGCCTTTTTTTCTGGTTTGAGAAACGCTGCGTATGTTTGTGGTGTTTGTGATATTTGTTGTTGTGAGTTTAAGTAATAACTTGTTTTTTGTGGGTCTTTATTAAGTTTTCGTTCGAACGAGTTTATAATGCGTGCTGTGTCGTTAACAGATGTGCTAAATAGAACACCGAAACCAGAGTGGTAAAAAAGAGAGAATACGGTTGAATGAATGTTGGCTACACCGGTTCTGGACCCCTCTATAATGAATAATATGTTGTGGTTGGGAACGGATGAAGCGTGTAGGCGTGCCTTTTGTTCCATATATCTTCCATCTTTAATGCTTGCGATCATATCGGGAACGGTTTTTCTTTCAATAATAATTTCTGGTATATGTTCACCTGAATCTACGAGTGGTGTAGAAGTTTCTTCGGTTGGGTCAATATGAAGTGCTGCGTCTCCAAGTAGAAGATTTTGTGTTGTGTGTGTTGCGTTAATAGAATTTAATGCGTCTATAAGTTTAGATTCTCTATAATCGATGATAAGAACCATAAAAATCTAAATTAAATATATTAAAAGATATGAGTGCTTTAATATGTTTATTTATTTTGTTTCATGGTACGGTTGATATGGTTATATATTTGTTCGAAATATAAAAGCAAAGTATAGATAAAGAGAATTGTATATGAGTATCATATAATTTCTTTCTATTTGATAAGGCCAGTAATACAAATATTTCATGATTATGTTAGCTAATAATAATAATAGAATACTAATAGGATTAGTTCTATTGAATAGAATGTTTTTGTTAAATTTACTAAATTTATCTAAGTCTTTTATTACGTATATTAGTGGGAAGTGTATTATAACACTTAATATGGATTGTATAATGTTGATAGAATTATTTTGAAATTTGTTGTATGTATCAAGTATTCCGATTATACCTATGATAATCATATGTAATAATAAAATGGGTCTTGAGTATGGAATAAAATAGTATGAAAATAAGGTTAATGGTATTAGAAAATAACTTAATTCTCCATAGATACGAATTTGTATGGGAGTGTTTTCAAAAAGTGTAATCATGTATATAATTTTACTATATTAAATTAATATCTTCCGCATCTCATGTTTGTTATACCATTATTGTTAATTTTTTTGTAGTCATTAACAACGTTTGTGCATGGAGGAAGTAGTTTTTTTGATAAATATTCGTCGTAAGATTGAGCTACACCATAGTCTTTATGAATAAAGTTTTTTGGATTTACCCGTGTTCCTATGAATGATGAGCATTTTTGTCCAGAAATTTGAGAGCATTCTGGGAAGTTTTGAACAACATCTTGTGATCCATGGTGACCGCATCTGGTTGTAGTTGATGTGGTATGATTAACACAATTATTTTTGAATTTTTTATTAAATATGTATAGTCCTTGAGAGTCATTTTCTGGGTAGTTGCTATCAGGTTGAGATATGTTGTAGCTTGCTCTGGTTGCTACAGCCTTAGATCTTACTGCACGGTTACTAAGGACAGATTTTTTTGTGGTAGAAGTTTGAATTTCACAAGGTTTAAAAGAAGTGTTAAGGTGGCTTCCTCTTCCGATATAATGGTTATTTCTTATGGTTCCGTTGATAGAGAATTGGTTATTATGTGAAACTTTGTTGAATAGATGGTTAGAATTTTTATTAGTTGTATTAGATCCAGGTGGGTCAGCACGTGCGTTTCCTTTTTGGATGCGTGTATTGGCTTTTCTTTTTAAAATAGCAAGAGACATATACACATAGGAGAGAAAAGTTATTTATAAATCTGTATTATGTGTAGTGTGATGTGTAATAAATAGTGCCAGAGGAGACATTTGAGGTAATATTGGTTTTTCCGGATGTATATTCAATAGTTGTGATATAAAGGTTGCTAAATGGGTGCGTGATGTGTTGATTGGGTTTATCATGTTATGTGTTAATGGTTGTATTGGTTGTATTGATATGATAACAGGATGGTGGTCAAAGTAATGAATATCGTATATATCTATAGGACCTATAATATGGTTGTATTTGATGCATATGAAAATAATGTCATCTATTGTATTTTTTAGTTTGTTTAATAGTGTATATAATTTGTGAGAAGGTGTTTGTATGATAGTTTTTTTGAGTGATGTAGATTTGTTAAATTTTATACAGGCTCTTTGTTGTTTTATGAAACAGTTTGGATGTTGGCTATATAAGACCTCTTGTAGTATAGTATCAGGATTATTATTTGTATATATGCATTTAGAAAAGATAGCATGTTTTTTAAATATATAAATATGATTTTTATTATTAATAATAATATTCTTAATATTGGACATTTAATGTAAAATTGACTTAGAAAAAACGAAAGATTATAACACAAATAATCAAACAAACTATAAACTAAAAAGTTAAAGATGAGTGAATGGAGACGTGGATGTAATATTGAAAATCATTCTAATAGGGATGTTACTATAGTAGAAATGAATAATAATCGTAACGGTCGCAATAATAATCGCAATAATAATCGCAATAATAATCGCAATAATAATCGTAATGATAATCGTAATGATAATCGTAATTATAATCGTAATGATAATCGTAATGATAATCGTAATGATAATTGTAATGATAATCGTAATAATAATCGTAATTATAATTGTAATAATAATCGTAATGATAATCGTAATGATAATCGTAATGATAATCGTAATGATAATCGTAATGATAATCGCAATAATAATTTTGTTTCGCTGGAAGAAACACCGATAGTTGAATATAAACCAGAAGATAGTAAATATGCGAATATTGTTCGAGGAACAGAAACAGTTGATATAGAGGAAGAGCCTCATGTTAATGTGAAAGATCCAAAACACTGGAGAGGTTCTATATGGGTTGGTCCACGTATGATTCGAATGCGAAAATCTGATTCTAAAATGACGAATAATAATTTTGCATTAAAAGGTAAGGGATATGTTAGTCCGGGTTCTGTTATATTTTCAACACCTCATCCTTATGAGCATAGTAGAGATGGTGTAAATTGGTATAAAAGTTTTAAAGAAACATTTACAGAAGAACAAATTGAAGCAATAAGAGAACAAGAAGAACAAGATATGTATAATAAATGGTGTGAGAGTTCTAATGAATTATATGAAAAGTATCGTATGGAGTCTTTACAGAATTATTATGAAACGGGTGAAGAGGATGGATTTATGATTGCCGAACGTGAAACACGTGAATATGATGCTTATGTAGAAAGGTTGGAAAAAGAGTTGGAACAATATGAAGAAGATGAAGACGATGAGTGTTATGATAGTGAATGGAGTGAAAAAAGTTAATAAATATAAAATAAGTTATAAATTGTGTAAATAATTATGAATATATTATAGATTACAGTTGAATGGATGAATATTGTGAATATGATAATATGGAAGAATATTTGGATAGAGGATGGATAGAACGTTCAAGAAAACAAGAATTAGAATATAATAAATATTATGTAACACCTCTAAAAAAAATAAATATATATTTTTTGTTTGTAGATGGTGATAATTTAGATAGATGTGAGCATCGTCGAATACATATGGATGTTCCGAATGTGTTAAAATGGGAAGAGTTGTTGCCTATTGTTAATGGTTATATTTCTCAGGGATATTTTATGAGTAAGCGTCTTAAATATAGTATGACGGCATTACCGGATGAGATATTGGATGGAGTGTGGGATAGTTCATCAAGTTGGACTGATGTTGGAATAAGTAGTGATATATATTTTGGAGATATAACTGGATTTATGCATAATATAGCATGTGTATGTTGTATAATGTTGAAACGAAATTCAGGTGTGTTATCTGGTAAAAAAAAAAGTAATAATACTACACGTCGTATATATATGGATTTAGATGGGGGTAGAAATAGAAGTCTTCGAAACAAGACATATAAGAATCAATAAAATAAAAAGAAAAAAAATAAAAAGAAAAAAATAAAAAATAAGATATATTATCTTTTATTTTTAATAGTTTTTTAGTTTGATAATAATATTATTTTAAATATCGTCTATATTGAGGTCGTCATCATTTTCCTCGCATATATTTTCTACGGATGTTATTTTATTATTAATTTCTTGTTCAATTTCATTTTCAATAGTATTATTTTTTTCTGTAGCAAATTCGAACATATTGTCATCATCTTCAATAATTATGTTTGCGTTTTGTATTTCTTTAAAAGCACCAAAGTCGACAAAAGTTTCATCAACAATTCTTTTAACTTCTAACTCATTATATACTTCAAGAAGGTCACAGTTGTCTGGTTTTCCTTCTCGATGTGTTTCAAAATCGCGAGAACCAACAAGAACGATAGTTCCTGGTTTGATTGTGTTATCTCTTTTTCCCCTTCCTCTAAATTTGTTACGTATATGGAGTAGCATTTTATTGCCATTTATATTAGTAACGTGTGCCATTCCGTTACCGAGGCACTTAGAAACACAAGCATATAATTCTGCCGGTTCATTTGGATCAGCTGTTCTTAGTTTATTACTTCTGGGTGCGTTAACGAATTTTCGTCCCATGCGTTTGCTATTTTTACCTCCTTTTGTATTTTTTACCATTTTATATTTGTGAATAAAAAAGAAATGATAAACATTTCAATTTTATAATATTTATATTAATTTTTAATTTACAATTACACTCATTTGTTGAATTTTAAGAGGTTGTTCATCGAATTCAAGATCCCATTTATTATGAAAATCTTCAAAATCATTATCGTTATTAAATGTAACTTTATTTTCTTTGATGTAAGCAGAATTATTTTTTATACGTTGGTCCCATATAGGGCAACCAATACATAGGTCAAGCCAGTTGAAACGAACGTTATCAAAATTAGGCGGAATATTAGATGTAAGAATGTTACATGAATGATTATGTGGGAACATACGATGTGTTCTTAAAATTTTCCATGATGTTTGTTCTGTTATTTTTAGAGGTGTAATAAAATTTTCAGGAATAGATAGGTCGATATTATTTGAATCAAATCCAGTAAGATAATTTCTTAATGATTCTGTGGATGGGTTAAATTCGCACATAGGTGGTGTATTAAAAGGAGTAAAATGAGTATTTTCAGGAATATTATGTGGTTTTTTACGTAGTATAGTAGTAAATGCGTGAAGTTTTGCGATAACAATATTATCGTGTATATGAGTTTGACTTGTAATTGGTGACCCAATATATTCATGACATGCTTGATTGACAGCGTTAATAAATTCAATATTATCGCTGTGAGCGATAAGAGCTAATGCTTTTTCAGGGTTTTTTCTATGAATATGTCTTAGAACTTGGTGTGATTTTTTATCATATTCGTTTATCCATGATGGTGCTTTTCCTCTTAGAACAGATATTGATTTGTTAAGGGTTTCATTATGTGTGTGATAAGCGTAATGATTTAGTGTGATACAATTTCTCTGTGCTGCGAATAGTTTTGCTATAATATGTCTTATGTGTTTAGGAGATTTGTTTTTATCTTCAATAAATTCAATATTTTTGTTTGTAATATAAGTTGAAAGATGAGGATATTCTATAGCACAAGTTAAATAGAATGCTTTCCATATTGCGTGAAATATTTCAGTAATAAATCCAGATATGAATAGTTCTTCACACCAAAATAGAGGTTCTTGAATAGAAGTTGCGGTAGTGAATGATAGTGTGAGTGATGCTTGTGCGTGATCACGGTCGTATAAAAGTCTTGTTAGAGGCATATTTATTTAATGTTTGGTTGTTTAAAACTAAATTATATGTTCGTAAAAATTCAATTTTGATATGTGTAAAACAAAAAATCTCATGAGTATATATAATGGCTAACGCGTGGATTCAACATGTTAAAAAAACCAAGGAACAACATCCTGCTTTAATGCAGAGTGGTGGTCTTAAGGCAATTATAATGAAGGCAAAGGAGACATACAAGAAGCAATCTGGTGGTTCAGGAACTCCGATGGGTGGAACAACAGAGAGTATGAATAGTGAAGAAGTAGTAGGTGGTCGTGATTCTCGTGTTGCTGCTTCTGATGGAGCTGTGGTAGAAAACTCAGAACTTTCTAATGCTCATACTATGACAGCGGGTGGAAAGAAGAAAGGAAAGAAAGGAAAGACAGCAAAGAAGAGTAAGAAGAGTAAGAAGGGTGGTAAGAGTAAGAAGGGTGGTAAGAGTAAGAAGGGTGGTAAAAAGAACAAGAGTTCTAAAAAGACACGTAAGAGTCGAAAGTAGATATTTTTTGTAATATAATATAATTATCATGACTTAATTAGAATAATTTTTAAGTAATGATATTAATTATTTCGTTTGTATGCTGAATGTATTATTTCGAACATGTTTGAGTTTTCTAGTGATTTTTCACGAAATATATGGGTTAGTTTATTATAGATTATTTCAGTATTAATAGATAATTTTGGATTTAGATATTTTACGAATGGTTGAATAAAAATATTATTAATTGTATTATTGTTTGTGTGAAAAAATTGTGATATGGTTGATATATAGATTAGTAGAATACTATAAGATGAATGTTTATTAAAATTTTCTGCGTTATAGTCTAGTATGGAGTTTAATGACATATGAAGGTAATATTCGTTCATATATTTTTTTATATCATCGTATAATCCAATATAAATATCGGGTGGTATAATAGATGAATATTGATTTTCTATGATAGTAATTATATTGTCTATGTGTTTCTTTTCGAAAGTTTTTATTTTATTTGAGCATGCGTATTTAACAGCTAATATATCTGGACTAATAAATGATGATAATTCAGTATTATTACATGTTTCAAATAAAAATTCTTGATGTGAAATATTAGATTCTATATTATTTGTATGATTATTTTTTTTACAGTAGCATAATGATAGATTTGTTATGCATGGTATATTTTTGTTAGTGTGAAAATGAATATTTTCTTTATCTAAATAGATAGGAAATATATTAGATTTATTTAATATGTTTATAGATTTTGAAAAGAATATAATAGAGTCAAATAAATAGAAGAATACATCTTTTGAATTGTTAAAAGAATATAGAAAAGTATCAAATTTCGTCATATTTGAAGTGTTATATGTTTCTTTTATAGTAATATTTTGTTGTTTTGTAGATGACAAGTTATTATTTTGATTGAATTCTTCTATTACATTAAAGAAATGTTTGTAATTGTGTATATATTTTTTAATAAATGATGAAGTTATTATATAATATTTGTTTTTAGGAGTTAATATGGTTTGAGTAGTATAATATGTATTTTCTAAATCCATGTCATGGTCGGGGAGTGATATTTTATTGGATAATTGAGACATGTATATTATATATGATTGTAATAAACAAAAAATAATGATAACCTATACAAATTAAATAAAATAATTAATTATAATAATATGAAAACAGAAAAAGATTTTAAAATGTATTATCATACAACTTTACGAAATACAGGTTTATTTACATCATTATCATTTGCGGCTCTTGGATATTCAAGGTATTATAGAGGAAAAGATAAGTTGTTTAATGTATTATTAATAATGATAAGTATAGTATTTACTATTATAACGATATATATATCTAAATATTTGATAGATGATATAAATGTTTTAGATAATGAAGTTAAATCTGTAAAAGCGTCTAAATATGTATTGTTACCGTGGTATGTATATTTAGTGAGTATTTGTTTATTAATTCTTTCTGTGTATAGTCTTGTGAGAGAGTTAATTAATTAGATTAATAATTTAACTTTATTAATAATAAAGTTAAATAAGTTAAATATTTATTAAATTAAATAGAATCTTAGATTTAAGAAAGTTGATAATCAACGTAGTAAGATTGTTGGAAAGATACGGCTGTGCCTGCTGTATTTGTTTGTCCTGATGCGGAATTAACACCGAATTTGAGACGAATTTTGTCTCCAGATTCGAAAGGAATGTAAGTAGGGTTGCTTGAGTCGTCAAGGAATCCGTTAAGCATAGCGGCTTGAACGTAGTTCAAAGAAGCAATAGTGATAATATTTGTAGATTCGGCGGGATCAGTTATTACAAGAGAGTCACCTTTGGCATAACCGGAACCTGTTACAGGTGCGTTTCCATCAGATACATTATGGATCATAATAGTTTGTATTGTGGATGCGTTTGTCATGATAACGGTAACCTTTGCACCACTTCCAGAACCGCTTGTTGTAGGTGTGATGTTTGATGTAGTTCCAGTAGCAAAATTTCCACTTGCACCGGAAGCTGAGAGACTAGCATTATATTGAAGACCAAAACGGGCAGAGTTATTTACTAAAAGAGCTTCAACAACTTCTTTACTTGCGTTAACAGAGAGAGTTGCCGCTGCTGTTTGAGCAGATGTGTCTCCTGCGTTAGCACCATCGCTGGCGGAGTCCATAGATGTATTTGCTGCTGTTACGGCGGCTGCTTCAGCAGTATCCCATGATGCTTTGACAGTTTGTTGATTGTTGAAAAGATCTGCGGCTTCACGAGAACCGAAAACATGTTCAGCAAGTGTATCTACGAAATCCTTTTGTAAAGAATTTCTATTTGTTTGTGTTGTTGCGTTACTAACACCACTGTTTACTGAAGAGAAAACGGGTGCGCTAGAACTATTTACACCGACGATGTCGTTACCGGTTGAGTTGTCGTTATCGTTAGAAGGTACTGTGTAGAATTGGAACCATGTTGATGCGGTTGCTGCGGATACGTTAAATAGTGTTACAATATCAGGATAAGAAACTTCACCTGTGGAAGATGCTGCACCTGCGAAGGTGCCGGCGGTTCCGTGTGTGGCGGTGGAGTCAAGATTAGAAACGTAAAAGGTTACGTTAGAGCTGCTTGGTGCAGAGTATGAAACGAGTGAATTGCTTGCCATATAATATAAGAAAATATAAATTAATTATTTACAAAAATAATTGTTACTTAATTGTTATTATTTGGTGGTGCTACAAACGCGGCGTTTTCATTATTTTCAAAATAATCATCATAGTCAATACCTAAGTCTTGTAAAACGATAGCAAGTTTTTCTGAGTTAAAGACACCTCCTGGTGGAAAACCATGACGATTAATATATTCGGACACTTCTGGACGGATTGTAGCAATAGCATCAACACTTGCTGAACCTTCTAAAATACCACTACCACCACCATTTTTATATAAGTTAACCAAATCTTCTAAACGTTTTACTTCTTCTTCTTGTGCTCTTGCTTGAATTGCGGATTTATATAAACCTTCAAGAGCAGCAACAAGTGTTGTTCTTGAACGAGTATAACCTACATATTCGTCATACTTGATTTCAAAAAGTTTTTGTGATAGATTTGTGTAGAGTTCATATGTGAGATCATCTTTGATAGCTTCCATATTACCTGTGGAAAAGTCTTGTAATAAACGAGAAACATCAGCTCCGATATTATCATAAAGCATAACAAGTAGTTCATCAAGTGACATACCAGCAATCATGGCGTGAATATTAGTAGGAATTTCATCAGGTATTTCTTCAGTTTGTAGTAATGTATTAAATTCTTTTAAATAGTAAACATGAGCATAAGTAGTGTTTGGTAATAATATAAATTTATCGTGAACACGTTGAATGTAGTTGTCATATACTTCTATAAGATTTGTGAATGTAGTTTTAGTATTATTGAGAACGGTTATGTATCTATTTTGTGTGTTAATAAGGTTTACACCAACAGTATAGTATCCATCATTTTGTAGTCGTTCATCTGTTTTAAGACGACTTAGTTGGTATAATAGCATGGAATAGTTATTTCTCATGGCGTCCACCTGGTAATCATCATCATGATATAATATTCTATTGAGTGTTTGAGTGATAAATTTTATTTTTATGTTAAAGTTATAGAATACGTTATCTTTTCTGGATATGTATGGGGGATCATTTTTTTTTACGTTTGCGACATTAATAAATAACGTGTTATTACTTGTTGCTGTTGCACCTCCGCTTCTCCCCTCTCTTATTCTTCCAAACATAGAATTTACCATGTTACACTATATATAGAATTTAGTTTTACATAATTGCAGTTTTGTTTTCCGAAATAAATGTTTTGTACATATAAGTGAATGACAGAAAAAACAGAAAATTATGATTTGGATGCTAAAAATTATACAGAGACAGAGCTTGTTTCTCTTGTTAAATATAAAGGAGATATTAACAAGGCAACATCAGTTGATATAAGTTCGCATATAAATAAGATGATAGTAAATTCTACTAATAAGAAGGATGGTGATACGCTTGTTAAATTTCTTCAATCGGCAAATACAAAATTGTTGAGTTATATAGATAAGCGAGGACCGCTTCAGCTTGCTCCTGTAAATTATGATGTAATACAGAGTATGAATCAGTTACAAGAGGATGTTCACCACACGACAACACAAAAGGTGGCTAAGGTTTCAAATACGTATGATTATAAGTTTCCTACTGGAGTGATTAATCCAATAGAACGGCGTACAATAACAAAGATAATATCAATAGATAGTGTTTTTAGACAGGGATATGATACGAGTAGTCCGTCAGATTTTACATGGGTGATGCCTCATACGCAGCAAAAGGTGGTATCATTAAAGTTAGTATCACTTGAATTACCGGTTATGTGGTATACGATATCATCAAAGAATAATTTGAACACTTTTGTTATAAAAACGTATAATATTTGTACGCATACTGATATAAATGGTAGCAAGGTTTTTGAAGATAAAGAACATTTGATAGAAGTTCCACCGGGTAATTATATGGCAGGAGATTTTTCAGTTGCTATGACAAATTATATGTCAAATAAAGGGGAAGGATTACAATATATAGTATGTGATGTTAGTTCAACAACAACCAAAACAATTTTTCGTGCTCGAGAGGTTACAGATGGTGGAGAAGCAATATATGATTTGGATTCTCCAATTTATTCTCCTGATTTTTATTTTGAGATAGATTTTGGTAGTAATATTGTGAATAATTGTAGTGTTACAAGGGATGATTATTATGATTCTTCAAAAAATCCAAATCCTACTCGTCATGAGAATTACAACGTGGGTAGTTTTCTTGGATTTACTCGTAGATATTATAAGGTTGAACGTTCAAGTACATATATTAATTATACATTTACATCGAGTTCAGCTGTTACATATGAATGTTATTTGGAAAGTGAATCATCATATGGAAATGGTAGGATTAATTACATCTATGTTTCAATAGATGATTTCAATAAGAATTATATAACAGATTCTGTGATAGCATCAACTAAAACGTATGCTTTGGGTGATAGTATAATGGGTAGGGTGGCTGTAAATGAGTCATTTAGTACTGTGATGTTGAATACAGCAAGTGATAAGATTTTCAAGCAGCGTGATTATATGGGTCCTGTTAATATAAGTAAGTTTCGAATTAGACTGTTAGATAAATATGGTAGACCTTTGGATATAAATAATAATGATGTATCGCTTGCGTTAGAAGCAACAGTATTATATGGTTAGTTGAATATAATTTAAATTTGAAAGAAAAATATAGGAACACAATTTGACCAGCTTGTTCTTACAGTATCACTTGATACTAAATATGGTCGTAATAATTTATTATATTCAAAAAGTATGCATATTCCGGTGAATTCTTCTAATAGTTTTTTGTATAGGTCGTTATTATCATTTTTCGTAAAAATGGTGTTGCAGCAGTAAATAAAATCAAAATTACCTAAGTAAATAGAACGAAAATCACCGGAAGAAATATGTATTCGGTCATTATATTCTTGAAATGTTGCTTCGCATATAGCTACATTTGTTCTATCTGGATCAATTTCTATACCATCTAAAAGTAGTTCAGGAAATTTTTGATACATATAAAAAAGAAGTTCTCCACGACCACAACCTATATCTAGGAATGATGAGAGTTGAAACTTGTCTTGTATGGACAATACGATATCAGGTGGATGAACTTCTCCGTATATGAATGAATTTTTAAAATCTTGGAGAGAAGGAGAGATACAGTATATAGTTGGTGGAATATTAAATTGGGGTTTCGATATATCGATAATATTATTTTTATTTTTATTTTTTATATTTGATTTCATTTGTATGAATATAGTAAATAAAAAACTCAATATAGTTTATTTTATTTAATTAATATTATTATTAATAATATTATTATTAATTAATATTATTATTGTTATTAGTATGAATATTTAATTCTTATTTTTATTGAGTTGAAAGTATTGATTTTTAAAGGTTTTTTTAATTTTATTTTCTGAGTCTTCTTTTGATAGGTTAAATTTTTCATTAAGAATATTTACTTCACTTGTTATTTCATTTTCAAAACTTTCAAGAAATGATTTATAGCTATCTTTTGGACTTTTTTTAAAAGGAATACATTCATTTGATATATAATTTGTTATAATTTGAGTAAATTCTTTTTGATGTTGAACATATTTCATAGGACGAGTAGCCTTTTCTGTTGTTTTAGTGGGTGATTTTTTTACATAATAGTATTTGATACTACGAAATAGTTTTACTTTTATATCATCCTCATAACCGATGGAATCAAGTCGAAATCTCTCTCTGTTTATTAATTCGATATTATTATTGAACCATTCGTCAAAGTTTTCTTTAAAATCCAGGCGTGTGTCGTGTTTATGAATTCGTGCGAAATTCTGCATTTCATCTGTAAGGTCATTATCAAATTTAAATCTAAAAATGTTTTGTTGTTCAGTTTCGGGTGTCGTCATAGTTGTCAATATGTAGAATACCAAATGTAGAATAAGAAATTCAATTTTGTATTTTTATATATTTTAATATGTGGATATAGATTAGGTTGATTATGACGACATTTATATATAGTACCGTATTTTTAGAGAATGAATGTTACAGGCGGGGATATATAGTGGAACCAGTCCCACATATAGATGAACCGTTGTATCAAAAAGTCAGAACTATAAATCTTCAAAAGGTATCTCCTTTTAAGCAGCAAACCTCGTGTGGAGAAAGATATCGTCCATGTGTTTCTGCAATAATGTCATTTGATGGGTGTGGATGTGGTGGTATTAATAGTAATTTAATGAGAGATGATGAATTACCAGAGTTGGTGAATTTTTTAATTATTAATGGATATATAATTAATGAGCGTTTAACAAAATTGATGGAAAGAAGAATAGCTGATGATCAAAAAAAATTAGTTTTTGTTTGTGCGTATGAAAAGAAGTGAAAAATAACTATATTAAAATTGAAACAATATAGTTATTATTGAAATATAAATATAGAAAGTGTAAATATGATAACAGATGAAGAGTATTATGAAACGTTAGATGAAATGGAAAAGTTGGTATTTGATATAGCAAAAGATCATTTGGGAACAAGTTTTCATGTTATGAAAAGTAATGGTTATGCTAATGGATGTGATATAAAAAAAGAGGCTGTTAATGAACCTGTTAAAGTTGAAGCTGAGCCAGCCATGATAAAAAAAAAGATACGTGTTAAGAAGGTAAAAACTAAAAGTTAATTATAATTAATAAAATAATGGATAATTTATTCATTTTTTTCTTGGTTGGAACTGAAATCAAATTTTGGTTTTTCTGTATTATTATCAGTATTTGTATCAGTAGAAGATGGTTCATTATCTGTTGATTTTTGTAAGTTTTGTTCGTTTGGTTGTTTTGTTAATTCGTTTAGTTTATTTTGTAGATTTCCAATAACATTTCCAACAATATTTGCGATAGGTTTATTATTTACTTGATTATCGGTTTGAATTTCTTTTTTATTTTCATCTTTTACTTCGGGGTCATCAGGAGGAGGAACTGTAGAAATATCATCAATATTTGTGTTTTCTATTTCAGTTTGCATTTCTTTCTTTTTATCAATATTTGGATCAGGTCCTTCAATATAGTTACCTGTGTTTTGTATTGCGGTTGCCATACCCAAATCTTTTGGTTCTATATAAAGAGAATCCATAAACTTATTATAATATTCTTTAAAACTATTAAACTGACTACTTACGCTATTAGAAGCAGTATCAGTTATAATCGCTTTTATTTTATTTGTAGAATCAATACCCTGTTTTGCAACCCCAGCAAGACCAGCCGCACTTGCCATTCCAGCAGATAGAACAGTCATACCATTTTCAGCAATAACAAATAAATCACCAACAACAGGAATTACTCTAATCATATTCTTAGTAAATTTCGCAACATGCTTCATAATTTTACTTGCGGCTTCCATACCTATTTCCATCATCTTATCAGCACCTTCAATAATAGGTTCTCGAAGGTCATTTGTGATAGCTTCTGTTATTCCTCTACAGGCATCAATTATGTTTGTTAGATATTCTTGTGTTTCTGGTTCATTTATTGATTCACGTAAAGCTATAAGTTTTTGTTGCATAGTATTCATAGACTGAGATATATTTGTTGCTGTAAAAGGTTTTTCACCATCACCTACCATTTTCATCATTTCTTTAATACTTCGTATAATAACAGATGTAGTAACACGTCTCATTCCTTTCATTACTGAATTACGGAATGATTCTGGTTCTATTAGACCATCGGGTCCAATTTTTTGTCCAAATCCATCTTCTTCGTTGATATTATTAGACTTCTTTTTTTTTAAAAAGGGTTTTATATCATTCATTACACGTAAAAATTGAGCATATAGGCGATTATTTTCACGGAGAAGGTCATTTTCATCTTCTGGTTCATCATCTATTACTTTATCATCTGAAGTTGGAGGCGCAAGATTTTGTGTAAGTTTATTAAAATCACCAAGCATATTTGGAAAGTATTTTCTTGCGAAATTTTTAATATTTTTTTTGATAATTCCAGGATTTTCATGAACATGAAAGTCAAGTGATACAGATGGGTATAACATAATACTGAGTTTTAGATTTGTAATAAATCTTTTGATCATAGCATCTGGATTTTGTTTGTAAAGTTGTGTATATTCAGTTATAGCACTTGCTGCTATTCTTTGAGCAGCTACTATATCTTTTCCATCTTTCATTTCTTTACGCATATTCTTTGCTTTTTTGATAACAGTTTTCACGAAATCTTTCATAAATGCCTTGATATTTTCCTCAACAGCAGGACGGAGTCTATTTTTTATTTTTTGAACTTTATCTGGATCAAGATTTTTGTTACCATAAATAAGTCCCTTTGTTGTTTTAACCATTTGTTCTGGGTCAGCATCAAATAGGAGAAATGTCCCCATAAATTCGGTATAAATACGTCTTGCCATTGTTGTCATGTCTTGTATAATTACTTTTTCAATAAGTGCTTTTGATGGATGAATCTTATATCTCACAAGATCTGTTACTTTTGAAAAAAAATCTTTTACATCAGGGTCTTTTATAGAAACAGGAGACTGTGTATCCTTTATTGATGTAGAAGCTATATCTATTGCGTTGAAAGTTTTTACAGCAAACTGTTTAAATACTTCTGTATTTTGTTTCTGTCTATCATTCCCTTTAGCACCTCCATACATTTTATTCATATCAACATTTATATAATCTCCTGTAATATGTCTAATAGCACTTTCTGAACCTGGACCTCCACCAATCATGAATCCACTAATGCGTTTTAGAGAGCCATTTTTACCTCCTGTTACTCTTTTACGAGACTGCGATTTTGATTTTAATGATTTTTTATGTGTCTTTCTGTATGATGGCATATATATAAGCAGGCGATTATAAATTGTTATTATTAAATTTATTTTTGAAGTCTTTAAATGACATGGTAGAGGAAGTAGATTGTTCTTGAACAATCGGTTTTTTTATAAAACTAAAGTCTTTTATTCTACCTGAAGAGACAAATGTATTCATTTCTTTACAAACAATTTTATTTAATGTTTGATTATTTTTGTAAGAAGCTACATTTCCTTTCGAAGCTTTTTTTTTAGAAATATCTTTTTCATTTACCTTTAATTCTGTATATATATCGAAATTCATAATACGACAACACAATTTCTTACAAATAGCATCAAGTATGTTAAATGTTATACTTTTTTTATCGGTATAATAGACAAAACACTTATTTTGAGAATCATAACCCATTATTACCATTCCCAGAGGTGTTATTTCAATTATCCATGTGGATAAATTATTTTCTTGTTTATATGAATTTTCGTTTTCATTTTTATCATTTTTTGTTCTTTCAAATAACTCGTTTGATTCCCTCAAGTATTTATCAACAGGGTCTTCAGTAATATTTAATTCATTAGATATAATAGAATCTTCACCTGGAATAACTATTACAGAAATAAACCAGAATACCGAAGTAAATAAAAAAAATATCATAATCATATGTTCTTTTAAAGATAATTCTTCATTAAATTCTTCCATAAGAAATGTTGTTAAAATAAAGTAAAGAAACGAATGTATTCAATTAGATAAATAAATATTATCCCATCTAAATATATGTTATCAAAACAACAACGTATTTTATATTTTTTAGTTGGATGTATAGGTATTCGATTTATTATTGCGATAATTCCATTATATATACCTAAAAATTTACTCCCTGTATTAGGATTATTAACTTTAATAATAGGAATATCCTTTTTATATTTATATTTTTCAAATCAACGAATGAATGCGCCTGAAGGCGGAGGAGTTACATGGTGGGCGAATTATCGTTTAATTCATGGTTTATTATATTTATGTGCGTCTATATATTTATTCCAAAAAAAACGGTTAGCATGGATACCTCTGTCAATTGATGTATTATTTGGTTTAATAGTATTTATAGTCAACAAATTAAACTAACATGAAATATATCTATGATATTTCAAGCATTCTTAGTTTAAATAAATCTTTTATTTCATCTCCTAAATCTACAACTTTTATGCGTTGATAATTATTATTTTTGTTTTCAGGGTGAAGACATATCAAATACATTTCACTTACAATAATATCATATTTGGATTCCAATATAGATTTGTATGTATTTAATTGGAGACAGTAATGCCAGTAATTTGAATCAGGAAGATGTTCAATACATGTTTTATTAGCAAATTTATTAAATGATGCTGACTTTGTTATTTCACGAGATCTTTTCCAGTCGTATATCGCATATGTTCCATCTGGTTTTATAAACAACATATCAATCGAGCCAGCTATTCTAAGTTCTTCATGAAATACAGTCCATTCTGTTCGATATGCGGTGAGTTCAGGAAAGTCAGCAACAAAGTTTAAAAAATACGAATATTCAATCGACCTATCTTCGACAGAATTATTATTATAAAAACATTCTATATTTAAGTGCATAGCTGTTCCGGCTGTAGCAGCAGAATCTCGGTTTTCTTCCCAAATAGCTTTTATTTGTTCATCCGTCATACCAAAGTATTTGTTTTGAGGTCCCCATTTTTTTCCTTTCCGGATATTACGGATAACTTCATTTGCGTTGAATGCTGAAAAGTGACCATGGTTCCATGTGGTAACACTGGTATAATTTGAGTTTCCATCTATGGTATATGTATGTGTGGGTTCATCAAAGAGGATACGTTCATCACGTGGATGAGGATTTTTTAGTTTAAGAAATAGTAGGTCTGGTGAATTTGTTAATGTCATAACGTTTTGTTATATAATATGTGACAAAACGTTTATATAGTTCTTATTTGTGTATTAAGTGTGTTTAAATAGTAATTTATTTATTACGTTTCATATTTTGAAATTCTCTTTTTAGATCAGAAAGTTCATTTTTCATTCTGATATCATCGGCACGTTTGTGTTGCCATAATTGCTGTATGTTATTTGTAAGTCCTTCTACTTTCGCTTTTAGTGAGTCTATTTCGGTTGCTTGACTTGTATTTTCACGAGAGAGTTCTTTAACTGCTTCGATAAGAACACCAGTAAGGTTCGCATAGGCAACTGTTTTTTTTCCTTCTTCTCCCATTACAAGTTCAGGGAACACTTTTTCAACCTCTTGTGCGATTACACCGACTTCACGTTTATCAGAGCCTTTTTTGTTAAAATACACACCGCGCATTCTATTGGTCTTATCAACAGCAGAGTTTATTGTAAATATGTTCTCTTTTAGATTTATATCTGATGTAGCGGCAAAATATTGCTCAGATACAACGGGACCATATGCCCACATAGAATGAAGATTATTATTACCAGCGATTGTTACATATGTGCTGGGTTGTATATAGTTACCTCCCGATTCTCCTTGAATTTTTCCTATATATAATTGGTCTTTTGAGTGTTCTATTCCTTCAACCGCTGCTACAATACTTGTAGCAGTAATATCAGTTTCAATATCATTTGAAAAAATTGAACCATTTACACGAAGATTACCTTCGATTGTAACAATTTGATTTGTGCTATCAGTTGGATCAATAAGCATACCTTTTGGTTCTCCACCACTATTGGTATGTGTATTTTTCCCTGAAACATGAAATTTTTTATTGCTTATATAGACATCACCTGAATCAACACCAAATGAATTTTTGATGGTATCATATATAATGTTTTTGTTAATACCAGTACTATTAATAGTTGTTGTTATATTTGAACCAGATAAATTCTGTCCTGAACCAGAACTAAC